GCTATCGACAATGACCTGTTGCCCCCACCAGCCCTGAGATTCCAGCGTCGGCTGCATGTTCGTGATGAACTGCCTGAGCGTTTGGCCGTCCTGCAGCGAGGTTTCCAGTGCCGCCCGAATGTCGGAGAGCAGATCGAGGCGCATAGCCTTGGCGACGGTGAAGGCTTGGTCGTGCGCCTGATCGAGCATGTCCTGCCAGTTCCAGGTGATCGCGTAGCCCTTGAATTTGAGGTAAGCAATTGCCTTCGCAGGTTCAAGGCCAAAAATGGCTTTTAGGTCGGTCGGGCTGAGGCGTTTGTCCGAGGCGGCCATGTCAATCCTCCCGGTCGGCGCTGGCGCTCAGCCGGCCCCAGGTATCGGCGATGAACAACAGGTTTGTGAGCTGTTGCTGGAGGGTCTCCGCCATCTGTGGGAACGCTTCGGCCAACAGACCGAGCGCCTCCGAGTCATCGCGGGCGCGTTGCAGGGCTTCGATGAATGGGGCAACGGCCTGTTCGGCCTGTTGTTGCAGCGCTTCAGCGGGCAGGCTGTCGATAGCCTGGTCGAGTGCAATTTGATCCAGCAACGGCCGCAGGGGCGCTTCGGCGAACTCTGGCGAATCGATGGTGGCCGCCGCCGATGCGAGATCGCCGTCCTGCAGGTTGTAGGTGCGCTTCCAATACGCATCGGTGAACTTCACGCCGGAATCCGTCAGCGCCTTGTCGCGCTGGGCCAGCGTCTTGTCGATTTCTTCCTGTTCCCACAACTCGTACAACGGCGCCGCCACGTCGGAGCCGAAGTTGAGGTCGACGACCAAACGAATGCACGCATTCAGTGAGGCCGCAACGATGCCGGCATCGCCGTCGCGAATGTCCTTGGTGACTTCGGCGCCGGCCGTAGCGCTGGCGCGGTTGCTGTCTTTTTCAGTGGTCTGGTTTTGCCCGAGCATGGCGACGTTGATTTCGCTCCGGCAGTACTCCAGCAGTTCGCGGTAGACCTCGGCGCTGCCGGCTTTGCCGGCGGCTTCAATGATTTGCACGCTGGAATCGTCCGGGATCGCTGCCACGGCGTCTTGCACCATGGCCTCAAGGCTATCGAGCAACAAATCAGTTTCACTATCGGCGGCGCCGCGTGGGTGCTTGCCGATGACCCACGGGCTGCCGTACTTCTCGGTGAACTGAACCCAAAACTTCAAGCCGCCTTTCATGAAGGTCGCCGGCCAAAAGCACATGCTCAGATCCGGGAAGCCGTAAGGGTTGGCGTAGGTGGCGTCTTGCCGGGCGACAATGAAGCGCTGCGGATCGCAAAGCTCGCCATCTTGGCCCGCTTCCTTGGAGCGAAAACGCAGTTCGTTTTCCTTGTCGTAGAAGAACCATTCGGCCGGCTTGCCGAGCAGATCCTCCGGCACCAGGTTAAGCCCCAAGGGTTTCCACATCAGCTCCACGGGTTGATACCCAAACAACGGCGCATCGAGCAGCTCGCGAATAATACGGTCAAGGTCGAGATCGGTCAGCCAATCGCGGATAAAACGCTCCACTTTGGTGGGGGCGTCGCCACGCTTGATGCCGCGCTCCAGAGACAGCACAGACGCCTTGCGGCGGCGAACGTTGCCGCCGACCAATGCCGAGCTGCGCAGATCGCGGTAGACCGTAATGTCCTTCCCTTGGGCTTTGAGGATCGGGTCAGGGTTGGGCAGATTGGCGCCGCTGGAACCGCTTGCGCTGGAGCGCCCACGGGTGGCGATATGTTGATCGAGCGTAGAGCTGCGCTTCGCATCGGCAAAGCTGACGAATTCGGTGGGGCTGATCCACAAGCCTCTCTTGTTCATGCGTACCCCTGAGTAATTCTTTTGCCCTGACGAGGGCGGCGTGATTTGACCGATACCGGGCCGGAGGTGACTTCCAATGTGGCGAAGTTGGCCAGCGCGCCGGCTCCCGCGAAGTCGCCGTGGCGGTAGAGATCCGGGTCTTTGAGGTCTTGTGAACGGGCTTTCACGATCATCGGGATGCCGTCGACTGTCTCGATGGCGCGCACGTCCTGGTGCAGGTTGTCGTCCTGGGGCAAGGTGATGGTGCTGTCTTCAAACAACCCGACAAACTTCGGCATCCAGGCGCCGTACCAGGCCCGGCTGATTTTCACCTGTTTGATGAGGTTTTGGCCGAACTCGTCAGCGGTCTCTTCGGCGAGCGTTTCGCCGTTGCCCGAAGCATCGAGCGCCGCGCCGCTGAAACGAGGTAACCGGCGCAGGGTGTAGAACAGCACCAGTTTCTGCTGGCGTGCGGGCACACGGTGCATCTCAATGACAAAAGGCACGTCCCGGTGGCGGGACTGGTCGACCGACATCGGGCAGGCGATAGAAAAGTCACGGTGACGGGCATAGTCCATGCCCAGGTAGTGGCGCAGATCTGGAGCGAGCTGGCTTACCAATGGCGCCAGATTCCGCTGTATCCAGTCCTCAACATAGGCGTCGCGGCGGTGAACGGGTTGCTGTGTAAAGTCGTCCGGCAACGCCAGGCGCAGTACGGTTCGGCCGGGGCGCATGGCCTCATCGATCCACACGCCGGGGATGCATACGCCGTTGCCGTCGCGGGGAATGGCGTCCAGTTCTTCCCGCATCTGCGCCTTGCGTGGGCCATAGGCATTGCGGATCTTCTTGTACCAGACTTCCTTTTCTTCAGCCGTAGCCACCTTGCCGGCCATGAAGCACACCCGCTCAAACAAGCCATTGGCCACGGCGTCGTCAAAGGTGGCCCGGTAGACCTGAGCGCTGTCGCCGTAACGCTTGTCCCGGATGTCGCTGACCATTTGGTTAAAGGCGTTGGCCTTGCCATTGTGGGTGCTGATAATGACGATGCGGCCGCCCCAGATCAGCAGCGCAGTAGCGGCGTCCAATACGGCGGAAACGTCACGGTGAAATGCCGCCTCGTCGATGATGACCTTGCCCTGCAAGCCGCGCACGCCGGCCGGGTTACTGGACAGCGCAACGATCTTGAAACCCGAGGCGTAGCGAATGCGGTATGCGTTGATCTGACGGGTGTTGCCCGAGTCGTCTTGGTCATCAAACAGGAACTCTTCAATTTCACTGACACCCGACGCCTGAGCCTCGGCCATTACCCGGCTGAACTTGGCGCAGTAACCAATGAACTCGAGGCCTTTTTCCTTGGTGTCGCCGATGTAAAAGCAATCCATGCCGCCTGCGACCTTTTGCGACGCAGCGGTGATTACGGAATCCAACGCTTCGGCAAAGGTAATACCGGTACGACGGCCTTTTTCACAGAGTTTGATCTGTGCGTCGATGCCCAGCCATTCCGACTGATGGGCCATCAGAATCCCGTCATCGAGCGGATTGTAGCCCTCGGGAATTTCCCGAACGCTCGGCGGCAGTTCGTCCCATTCGATGACGCGTAGCGTGCTGGATGAGGGTTTCATCGCTTCACGCCCAGGAATTTCTGGCGCCAGAACATAGCCTGTTCTTCGGTCATGCCTTTGGCTTTCACCGCATTATCCAATTCGGCGGATTGCTCCTGGAGCAAACGGTCGCGGGCCGCTTTTTCGATGACCTGACGTTCCTTCACGCTCATCGTTCGCGCTTCCATGGTGGCTTTTGCGGCGCGGGCCAGGGCCGAAACTTCGGCGATGGTCACTTCATCCTTTTCATGGGCGCCCATGGCGGCCTGATAGGTCAGCGTTGAGATGGCTTCCACCAACAACACGCCGGTTTTGTCCGACGCGTCTTCGCCGAATGCACCCACGAACGCCTCGGCCATTTCGCGCTGTTGGCGGACCTTATCGGTCAGCTCGTCAAAGCCGAGTTTGAAGCGGCCCAGTGCGCTGCGGCTGGGGGCTTTCTCGTTGGGGAAGCGCGCCTGAATATCGGCCAGCATGTCATCCAGCGTCATGCGGTCTTCGCGCAATAGTTTCTGGATGTAAGCCTTGACCATTGACGGCAGACGGTTGATGGATGACTTGCCCGCCATGCTCAGGCCCCCGGCCGTTTGATGCCTGGAACTCGGGCGCGGCCGGCGGCGATGTCCTGACCCCGCTCGGATAGAGTGGCGACCACTACCGGGCCAACATCTTCCAGCGTCAACGCGCCTTGCTCGGCCAGCCAACTCAATTCGGTTTTCACCTGGTCGCGGCTGAGGGTATGCCCGTAATTGTCCAGGGCCATGGTCAACACCGAGCTGTTGGCGCGGTAAGCAGTCATCTCGACCAACAGGCGCAGGATTACCAAGCGGATGTCTTGGCGGATAAAGTCGGAGTATGGGGTCATGTCTTTTCTCTCAGCAGGTAGTCATTGATCCGGTCCAGCGCACGGGATAGAGGTCCGAGCGCATCCTTGACCCCCGACAACTCCGCGCGCATAGCCTTCATGTCGCCGAGCAGATTCGTCACTGCGGTTTGGTCCGGCAGGTGCTGGATTTTTTCTTCCAGAGAGATGATGCGCGTGCGCAGCACCATCATTTCCTGAGCACTGGCTGCCTGGCGATTGGTGAGCCAGGTGTAAACCCCAAGGACAGCCATCACCACCCACTGGACGGTTTTTAGGCTGAAGCTGGCTTCGTCAAAATTCATCGAAAACCTCGTCTTGTCATGTGTTTCAAAGCATCCATACAGTCGGCGCAGTGTTCCGTGCCCGGCTCGTTTTGGCGCCGATCCTCGGGGATCGCATCGCCGCAGGTCTCACAGCGGTAGGCGGAAACGCCCGAACTGATATCGCCTTGTCGTAAGCGTCGTGCCGCCTGTTGGCTGTCGTCTTCCGTAACGTCGCCTACAGCCATATGGCGTCAGTCCTTTTCTCGTAGATCGAGCAGCTCATTGAGCTGGACGAGGTTGGTGC